AGCGACTTTGAATTTTACTCACGTAATTGTTTAAAGATACGCACCAAGGATAAGGGCTTACGCCCTTTTGTGCTAAATGACGCGCAACGATATATACATGAAAGATTAGAGCAGCAAATAAAAGAAACAGGCAAAGTTAGAGCTATCATTCTTAAAGGTAGGCAGCAAGGCGCAAGCACTTATGTAGGTGGTCGGTTCATTCACAAGACCACGCATAATAAAGGTGTACGAGCATTTATATTAACGCATGATGGTGAGTCAACCAACGCACTGTTTGAAATGACAGAGCGCTACCATGAGAACTTACCGCCATTTGTTAAGCCGACTACTTCAGCAGCTAACGCGAAAGAATTACACTTCGGTGTATTGGATTCAGGTTACAAGATAGGAACGGCAGGGAATAAAGCGGTCGGGCGTGGACAAACTATACAATACTTTCATGGTAGTGAGGTGGCATTTTGGTTAAACGCAAGCGAGCACACAAAAGGAATAATGCAAGCCGTACCTGATGCAGATGGCACAGAAGTGGTATGGGAAAGTACAGCCAATGGTGTTGGTAATTTCTTTCATGAGCAATGGAAGTTAGCAGAGAAAGGGTTGAGTGAGTTTATACCTATTTTCGTGCCTTGGTTCTGGCAAGATGAATACAAGAAAGCTGTGCCTGATGGTGTGTCTTTTACTGATGAAGAGATGGCGCTAATTGATATATATAAACTAACTAAAGAGCAGTTATATTGGCGCAGGATTAAAGTTGCTGAATTAACTACTGATGGTGTAGATGGCGAAAAAGCATTTAAACAAGAGTACCCAATGAATGCAGCTGAGGCTTTCCAGGTTTCAGGTGGTGACGGATTGATAAAGGCTGACCACTGTTTACTTGCAAGACAACAAAAAGCTAAAGGAAGTGGCCCGTTAATAGTTGGAGTTGATCCAAGTCGCGGCGGTGATAGATTCGCGATAGTTAAGCGTCAAGGCCGCAAGATGTATGGTATGGAATCATACAAGGGCGAGCAATGCGATAAGCTAGGTAAGAATGTAGCTATATGTATTGAGCTATTAGATACCATTGATAAAGACGCTAACAAAGTGCCGGATATGATGTTTATAGATGCTGGTGGCGGAATTGATATAGTCGATAGGCTTCATGAGTTAGGTTATAAGAAGCGCGTTAAGGCTGTTTACTTTGGTTCATCACCTTTAAAGCCTAAGAAGTATAAGAACAAGCGAAATGAAATGTGGGGGGAGATGGCAGATTGGATGGTAGACGAATCATTACCGGTAGAAATACCAGACGATGACGAGATGCAAGCAGACTTATGCGCCTCTCCTTATGATAGAGATTCAAATGACCGTAGAGTGTTATGGTCCAAAGATAAGATTAAATCAAAGTATGGGTTTAGTCCTGATTATGGCGACGCTGGCGCTCTGACATTTACAGAGCCAGTTAATTTAAATAAAAAAACTAAGTTGGTATTTGACTCTGTTTGTTAGGAAAATAAAATGGCAATAGATATAGATTTCAGTAAACATAGCAATGTACTCGTAATGATTAGCGAGGCGCAAGACGCAACGACTGAGCAAAGACAGGCTGTAAGAGATGCTAAGTTATTTCTTAATAAGCGTGATGGGCAATGGGATCCTTACGCATGGGAAAAGATGAATGGGCGGTTTCGTGGTACATTTGATATGTGTACACCTATTGTAGACCAGATAAGTGGAGAGATTGAGCAATCTGATTTTAGCTTGAATGTTTCACCTTCTGGCGGTGATTCCTCTATTGATACAGCTAAAACCTACGATGGACTTATCCGTAACATAAGAAATATATCCAATGCTGACGAAGTGTTTAATTCTGCCTCGCGCTCAAATGTAATCGGCGGCTTTGATGCTGTTGAAGTTGTCCAAGAGTTTATTGATGGCGATTCATTCGATCAAGACTTAATTATTAAGCGAGTACCTAACGCTGCTGATTCAGTATGGTTTGATATTGGCTCAGTTAAGCAAGACGGCTCAGATGCTAAATGGTGCGTTAAGTTAATTGCTATACCGGCGGCAGAATATAAAGAACGCTTTCCAGAAGGTTCTAATCTATCAGTAGGTGATGATAAAAAGAATACAGCTTACTTTGATGTTGCTGATTTCGTAACAGTGGGCCAGTTATATTATAAGAAACAAGTTAACATTGAATTAGTTCAAATGACTAACGGCGCGGTGTATCGTGTTGATGACAAATTTGAATCAGTAAAAGATGAACTAGCACAGCAAGGCATTACTATTGCTGAGGATGCTAGTGGAATAGTTAAACGTAGAAATAGAAAGTCTTGGCGCGTTACTTCTCGCTTGTTTGATGGTGGGAAGTGGCTAGGTGATGAAGAAGAGACAGTATTTAATGATTTACCTATCATTCCTATTTACGGAAACTTTGATATCTTTGAAAACAAAATTATTTACTTCGGCAAGTTAGAGAAGTTATACGACCAACAGCGCATTCTAAACTATGCCATGAGCCGAGATATAGAAGACGGCGCACTATCTCCTAAAAAGAAATACTGGGCTACTCCAGAACAAATTGAAGGCCACACAGCTTCGTTACAATCCCTTAACACCAACAACGAGCCTTTGCAGCAATACAACCATGTAGATAATCAGCCGCCTCCATTTATGCAAGGCGGTGTTGAGGCTAGTTCAGGGCTGCAAACAACCATAGCTAACACTCAACAAATGATTTCTGCTAGCGCTAATTCATTTAATGCTCAACAAGGAAACGCTAATCCTATGCAAAGCGGCATAGCTGGCAGCCAACAAATAGAGCAAGGCAATATAGGTTCAATCAAATGGTTTAAATCATTAGAGGTTATGGTGTGTCAAGTTGGTAAAGTGCTAATCAATGCTATACCTAGAGTTTACGACTCTACTCGTCAGGTTCGTATACTTGAAGAGGACGGAACAAGCTCAATGGTTACACTTAATCAGACTATATTTGATGAGCAGTCACAACAAAACGTAGAGCTTAATGATTTATCGAAAGGTGATTACGATGTAATTTGTGATTTCGGTCCAGCATTTAACAGCCAGCAAAAAGAAACAACGCAAGCTTTTCTTGATATGGCGCAGATTGACCCGAGCTTTTTACAGCAAGGCAAGGATATCATGCTTAAAAACTTGGCTGTACCAGGTATGGATCAAATGGCAGAGCGTGCAAGAGTTGAATTACTTAACGCTGGTTTGATTCCAGAGGAGCAATGGACTGATGAGGAAAAGCAAAAGATTGCAGAGCAACAAGCACTAGCAGCACAGCAGCCGCCACAAGAAGACCCGATGATGGTAGCAGCACGAGCGGAAGAAGGTAAAGCTCAAGCTGAATTGATGAAGTCTCAAAACCAGCAGCAACAAACACAGTTAGACGCACAAGCTAAAATGGCTAACATACAATTGGAGCAAGAGAAAATAGCTTTAGAGCGTGAGAAATTGCAGTTAGATGCTGCCAAGTTCCAGCGCTCAGGTGAGGCTAAGTTTAACACTGACTTGATTAGTGCTGACCAGAATCAACAGAAGATTGATAACCAAGCACAGAAAGATCAGTTTGCCGCTTTCTTGTCTCAACAGCAGCAACAACAGCAAGAGATTAATGACGCGATAAATAATCTCAAAGTGTTACGTGAAGCAATGGGCGTTGATGCGATAGTAGGCCCAACCAATACAGAGGCTTACAAAGAGCAAGCCGATATAGTGTTAGATAAGCAAAACGAAGAGTAAACAAGAGGAATTAAAATGGCTACATCATTACCAAAAGTGTTATTACCTTCTAAAGAATGGGTTGATATTTACACCGAAACAGGAATAAGTGTCGGCACTAAATTAATAATACAAAACACAGGCGGAGACTCCGCGAGACTAGTTGAGTCAGCAAGCGAACCAAATTTAAAGGGCGGCTTTAATCTTTTACGAGAGGGTGATTACCTGTCTAGCGCAGAAAACCCAGTAGGGGTGTGGGCTTATGCTCATTCAGCTACAACATTGCAAATAGAGGAGGCTTAATTGTGAGCGGATTTAAGCCTTATAGTTCTTTTGGTGCTGGCGGAGTTAAACCAGAAGATCAGGAAACGCTGGATCATTTTGTATTTAACCCGGTAACAAACAAGCTAGAAGCTGACAGAGCAATAGAGACAACACTAAACTCCTTCTTTCTTGGTGGTATACACAAAATATCATCAGGTGGAGAGAATGTGTTCTTTACAAACCTAAATACTAACATTGATTATTTCCCTATGTGGGGAGGAATTAAAGATCAATCTATAACTGAAAACCAAGGCGCAAACGGAATAATAACGCCGAGCGCCAGGGTTTACTCTAACGACTTGCTTAACCTAGAGGTATATGGTCCAGCCGCTTCTTCTGGGTCAGTGCCTTATGCCAGATCATCTGCGGTCGTTGCTGATCAATCAGTTCACGGGCAAGAGGTAATAGTTGAAGAGACTATACTTGCTAGTGATTATTTATTTTTCGAGGTTTATGCGGGAACTGACGACACAGGAAAGCTTGCCTACGAGCAAAACATTACAGGCCGATCACTTTCTGCTGGCGACGTACTGACCTGGTGGTTCAATCATCCTGTTGAGGGGCTAGAGGGCACTTCGATATACTCAACAATGAAAAAAGCCAGTTCAGAAGATGGCACTAGACAAACATTAACTGTTAGAGAGTCATCTGTAGTGCCCGGCGCTCACTACTTGAATATATACTATAGATTGTTCGAAGATAAAGATTTAGATTACATATCTCCATTTTTATATAAAACAGAGATGGACTTCTCTATAGATGACACTGGTACGACTGTGATACTAAGTGATGTAACCACAGGTGCAGCATTAATTAACTACCCAGTAAACACAATCAAAGCTATTGCCGAGGACGTAGGCATTAGGGTTGTTTTAGATGATGGCGATATGATTTACATTAACCAGTTAGATGTTGCTAACACTTATATTAACGGTGTATTAGTAACTCAAACACTGGCAACAGCAGTTAACGAGCTAAACGCCTTGTTTCAGAATACAGGTACATCAACAGGCAACGTGCCTAATATCACTAGCTCTATAGCAATATCTCTTGTCGAAGGTCAGACGCTTAACTATGAGTTAACAGACGATTACGGCACAGAATACGAGTGGGATACTTCCGCTGTATCTGGTGTTGTTGTAACAAGCGATAACAGACGCAAGATTATAGGCGGCTCTAGCTTGACGGCAGGGACTTACAACATACCTGTAAAGGCTATTAACTACAATGGTGAAGATAGCGAAACAATAGTGTTAACTGTTAGCACTCCGCCTTTTGCGAACACAAAGAGTATTAAGTTTGACAACCTTGATTATTTGTCAGGCAATGCTAGCTTGGTTGATGCCTCATTAGGGCGCACTAGCAACGGTGCAGGTTCAAGTGACGCTTGGACGATCTCGCTATGGGTTAAGCCAGTAGGCACACAGAACAATCAAACGCTTTTTTATTTTGGCGGTAATGACAACAACAATGAAGGGCATATATGGCTAAGGTATTATGGCGGCAGCTCGTTTGAAGGTGTAATGCTAGAATACGGCACAGCTAACAACAACCTTAAAATGCTAATGCCATTTCAGTCAATACCAAGGAATCAATGGACGCACTTAGTGGTTACTTATGACGGAGGCACAACAGGTAGTGCTAGCGGCAATATGTCTACGTACTATTCGCGATTTAAGTTTTACGCTAATGGTGTATTGAAGTCGACAGGTAATACACACCAAAACTTCGGTTATAGCGGTAGTATTAAAGATGAGCTGTTCCATGCAGGAAAGAAAGGCGCATCAACTTCCTACATAAGGGGCGGTGGTAAGCTTGACGAAATAGCGATATGGAATAGCGATCAAAGCGCTAATATCTCTAGTATCTATAGCGGTGGTTCACCTTCTGATTTGTCTTTACTAGCCGCACAACCTAAACACTGGTGGCGTATGGGCGATGGAGACACTTACCCTAACATACAAGACGTAGGCACAGAGGCTAACTGTACTTTTGTTATGTACAACATGACGAGTGCAGACATTGTTAATGATGTGCCATAAATAAAATTAAAGCCCTAACAACTAGGGCTTTTACCCACTGTATTACTAAAGCATCTAGGCGCTGATATCATCCTAGTTGCTTGCTTGCCACACTTACAGTCAATCATAGTTATACCATCATCAACAAAGTGCTCTTGTGTTTTGTTGCATGTACTGCATTTGAATGTTCTAATCTTTTTCATCGCTACCACCTTTTAAAAACTCTAATATCTTATCTTCATCAGCGCCAGCCTCAAGCGCCTCATTTGCAAACTTAAGCATTACTTGCTGCAAATCTTCAAAGGTTACGAATTCTTTATCGTGTAGCAATGCGTTTTGGTTTATTGTGCGTCTTTTGTATTTATTCATTATCTATTTCTACCCATCCATTTTCAGTTGATTTATTCTCTAACCCTCTGCACATACAAAGTAACTGCGCTTTCATTTTAGGGTTGCGGCACTTTCTGCGCCATACGTCATATCTAAAACCCCAAATAGCGCAAGCCTCTTTAACTGTATATCCTCGTTCATGTATTAATTTCGTAAACATATTTCACCTTATGTATAGGCTATTTGCCTATCTACATTAGCTTAGAGCAAAGTAGTAAAATAGTCAACAGGTCTACGGTTAACCTTTAATAACTGGCACTGTCGAAAGACTATACCTATCAAGGGCGTAAAATCATGAGTGAGCTACAAAACGATTCTGTTGATTCAGAAGTAATTGAACCAGTAATCGAAAATCAAGAAATTGAGACTGACTTAGCACCAGTTAGTGAAGCGGAACACGAACCACAACCGCAAGTTGATGAAGAAGCAGCTAAGCAAGAAGCTATCAATAAAGCTATCAACAAAAAGCATTTTGAAGCTAAGCAAGCAGAGCGAGAGCGAGACGAAGCAAACGCAAAGTTAGCAGAGTTTGAAAGAAAGCAACAGGAACAGTTAGCGCAACAATACAGTACCGCGCCAGCTAGGCCTAATTTTGATGATTACTTTACGGCAGAGGAATTCAATCAAGACATGCAATCTTACGAAAGTAAGTTAAGAGAGCATGAAAGGTTCAATACTCAGCAAAGTACCTTTTTGCAACAGCAAGAAGCTATACAACTTCAACAACAACAAGCAGCGCAAGTAGAAGCTATGCAACTGCAAAATGATTTTGTAAGTAAGTCCAAAGCGGCAGGAGCCAGTGACCAAGAGTTTAACAACATTGTAAACACTCTTAACAATGGTGGTATGACGCAACAAGGAGCCAAAGCGATTATGTCGTTAGGTGAGGACGGTTATTTTATTGCAAAACATTTAGCGGCAAATGTGATGGAGGCTAGCGAATTTAATTCACTAGATCCAATTCAACAAGGGATGAAACTTGTTGAGCTAAAGCAGAAAGCTAGCGCATTAAAACCGAAAACTAGTAACGCTCCCGAACCTGCAACTAATTTGCAAGGTAATGGTGTAGATGCCGAAGCTGGCAAATACAGAAACATTGGGGGAGCAAAATTTGAATAATATAGGATCCACTCATGACTAATAACTTTAATAGTAACTTTTCACGCAAGTTAATGCGTTCATTCTTAGACAAGTTTGAAAGCGAGCGCGTATTAACTAAAAACGTAGACACTCAACTTTTCGCCGGCAAGTTTAACGGCTCAACTGGTGACACAATTGATGTTAAGCGCCCTACTGATTACAACACAGTGCGTACTGCTAATGGTGATGTATCAGGCGAAACTAAATCAGATATCTTAACAGGTAAAGCAAGCGCAGTTGTTCAAGATTACTTCACAGCCTTTGTTGATTATGAAGAAGCTGATGAAGCAATTAAAATGGACCAGCTAGACGAGTTACTTGCTCCAATGGCTACTCGTATCGTTACAGACTTTGAAACTGATTACGCTGAGTTCATGATGAAAAACACAGCTTTACTTGCTGGTACTGTTGGTACTGGTGTTTCTACTTGGGACGATGTAGCAGAGGCAGGCGCAATCATGCAAGCCACTGGTGTTCCGATGGATCAATCATGGTGTTATGCAGCTAACCCGTTTACACAACGTAAACTAGCAAGCGATCAACGTTCACTAGGTGGTGAAACTGGCGCTATGACAGCTAACCAACGTGCAACCATTACCGATAACTTTGCAGGCATGAAAGTAATGACTGCCACAACTCTTGGTAATTACTCTACAGGCGTTGGTGCTGACCGTGAAGGTACTGTTGTTGGCACTCCTGTTGCTACTTATGTTGCAGCTAAAGATACTATGACTCAGGTTGTAGGTGTTACAGCGTTCCAAGCTAACTTGGTTGTTGCTGCCGGTGAAACTGTAACTATTACAGGTCGTAACCGTCTTAACTTATCAACTCGTAAGCCTATGATTGACGAAACAGGCTCGCAAGTTGTATGGACTGCCACAGTGACAGAAAGTGTTACTCTTGACGGCTCCGGTGCTGGTAACTTAACGTTAACTGGTCCAGCTATCAATGAGGCTAACGGTCAATACAATACTGTTGACTCAGCTATTGCGGCAAGTGATGTTATTACCCTTGGCGGCGCAGCGTCTACAATCATTCAGCCTAACTTATTCTGGCACAAGCAAGCGTTCACTGTTGCTTCCGTTCCAATTAAGAAGCTCCACTCAACTGATACTGTCGCAACCACAGAAGATGGCTTGCAATTACGTGTTAGTAAAGGCGTTGGATTCTTAGAGAATGAGCAAAAGGTTCGTATTGATTTCCGTCCAGCTTACGGCGTAATGAATCCGTTCTTCGCTGGTCAAGGTTTCGGCAACCCTTAGTAAGTAGCCTTATCGTAGCGCTTCACTGAGGCGCTATCATCAAGGTTATTAACGAGGTCCCACATGAATAAACTATACAAGCCTAACGGCAAAGAAGTAGAAGTAAACGACAATTCACTTGAGTATGCTTTATCTCTAGGCTGGACTAAAACAAAACCAGTTAAGAAAGCGGCAAAGAAAGCTAAAAAGGCTGAGTAATGGAAACCGCCCAAAGTGTAATTAATGATGCCTTACAAGAAATACTTGTCCAAGCATCAGAACAGCCCGTTCAAGCTGTAGACTTTCAAACAGCAAGGCGCTATCTAAATAGAATGATGGCTATTACGCCTTTCTCTGGTTTAGGTTATACAGTTGTAACCAATCCTAGTGATATTGTGACGGTTCCTGATGCGGCTATTGAAGGTATTATTTTTAACTTAGCTAAACGCTTATTGCCTACTTATGATATGCCGTTAACTGCTGAATTAGCTTTAAACGCTAAGAATGGCTTACAGGAAATTAGACGTATCACAGTAACAGTTCAACCAACTACTATGCCTTGTACATTGCCTATCGGTAGTGGTAACGAGCAAGAGAACACATTTAACAACCAACACTTTTATCCTTGCCCTGATGACGAATTATTAACAGAGCGAGATGACGCAATTCTATTAGAGAGTAATACTAACAATGGCTAGTCAAAGAATAAGTTCGTTTACAGCTCAATCATTATTAGATAACTCTGATTTGCTTACCTTTGTGCGCAGTGGTACAAACTACAACGTGCCTTTTTCAAGCTTAAAGGCTGATTTAGGTGTTACTGGCTCGATAAAGCAAGCGGGTGATCCATTAGGCGCTCCGGTTTTAAACTCTCCTAGTGCCGGTGAATACGAAATACGCAACTTAGAATCATCTAAAGGCATTATTGCTAGTGTATCAGCTCAAAACGGTATTAATTTATCGTGTAGCTTCACACAGCCTGTCGCTGGTGGTGCTGTTAACTTAATTGAAGATTTAAACGCGCCTATCTATAACTTTAGAGGGATAAAAACCGAGGAACCAATAAGTGCAGAGGTTGACGAAAACGGATTTATTGTTATATCGCAATCAACATCTCCTTTAGCGCAAACAAATACGGTTGTCGTTTCTGATATTACAGATTTCCCAGCGCCAGTTGGCGGTGTTATCACGCTAGAAGATGACACTAACTATATCTTGGTTCAGCCTATAACAACATCTAACAGGTTTGTTTGTGGTGCAAATGGCACAATAACAGCGAACAATCCTTTTTCACCGTTCTTTACTTATACGGGTAGCGATACTTTCTTTACAGGAATAGAGGTTAATTTTGCTTTTAGGCTAGTAGCGCTTAATTGCCCTAACGGAACGCTTTTTAATTTCAGTTCGCCATTGTCAGCCTCTACTTTAGGCATGGACACGGTGACAGTCATATCTTGCGATACTGTCGGCTTTATTGATAGCTTAAGGTC